GGAACTGGTTGCGTAAAGGGTCATCAATGAATACCTCCGCACCATGAGGGTGTTCCCCCACCCCGACGTTCTCGGCGTCAAACTCCAATCCTATGTCGCTGGCCCTTTCGGTGGCCTTGATTCCGAAGTCTCCCGCGATTGACCTAAGCTTAAGTTCTCCAGTCACCTTGTCCGTAGAGCTATAAACGCCAGCAACAGGCTGGTCTTCGAGGCCAAGCTCAGGGTCAGCTCCTCGGTCTAGCTCTCCCCCGAGGTTAACGATCTGCTGATAACCTAATGACCAATCGTAGTTCCCGTATCTCGTTGAGCTACCACTGTTAACAACAGCGTCTCCGGGGGCGGCTCCCTGACCGCCAGCTCCTTCATTACCGTCCCCGTCTTCCTTTTCGGTGAGTGAGTAAAGCTCGACCCAGTATTCGCCGTTGATCCCTCCTCCCCCGTCGTCGTCCTTGGGGTTAAAGTGAACTGACCCCTTAAGGGGTTCGTCAGCCACGAGTTCTGCAAAGCTGCCTGCCTCGTCTACTGGTATAGGCTTCCCTTTGTAATCTGTCTTGAAGTGCAAATAAACAGCCTGACCTATGGCTACATCCAGTTCGGGCGTGGGGTCTGCGTCCATAGCGACACCCCCGATAGCCACGGTAGTCACTTCGACAGGGCCATCCTCTTCGGGAACAACATACGAGAAAGTTCCGGGTTCGTGAGTAACGAGTCCGTCTTTTATTTTGATGGGTTCAAAGGGCATGTAATAAGCCTCATCAATGTCGTCGTCATAGATTACCACATCCTCATGCTCTGCCGCCCTGTATGTGCGGCCATAGTTATTTACCCCTTCTTCTTGGTGGTTGCCGTATCTCTTTTCCCTTAGTTCGGCTCTTGACTCTACAGCAGCGCGGTCTCGCTCAAATCTGACAAAAGACTCTAAATTAAAGTTCTCGATGCCGAGGCTCTCAGCTCTGGCTCTAATGGATTCCTCGTTTTCCTTTAAGCCTTGGTCTTGGGCTATATCGCGTATGTCTCGGGCCAGAGCTTTCCGACCGCTTAGGTTTTCGTCTTTGTTTTCTTTGCTCATGTATTTAATAAGGAGCGAGGCAGGTCACTGTCTTTGTTAGGTAGCCCCCTTCATACGGGGTGGGGTTCACATCAATAACAATCTCTCCCGGCCAGTCTGTATGAGGAGTTGCCTCGAACTCTCGATCTGTCCCTATGTTCCACTTCCATTTCGGGTCTTTGTTTCCGATGTTAGCAGAGATTCTTGCCTTTTTATGAAGGCAAGGGGGTATGTTAACCGAGAAGAACGGGCAAGAGTAGTGTATCGGCGTTGCTATTAACGGGGTAAAGCTAATACTGGGGCTACTTTTCGTCCAGACTTCTGTAATCTTAGCCTCGCATAGCCCCCTGTAGCTTTGCTTCTTATACTTAACTTGAGGGTATTCCCTGCTGGTCGTTCCTTCGCTATCCCGGAGCGGCCAGATCATGAACGACACGGAATCAAGCACTGCTGGCCAGCTATAGTTGATCATTGACCTATAAGACCTAACGGTGTTCCCTCTGCCGTCTTGAGGGATAATGTCTTTTGTTACGACCACCCACACATCGGTCGAGACTTGATCGTAAGAGCTTATCTGGCCATCTTCCGTTGGCTTCCAGTATTCGTCTTGAGTTGTCGCATCTTCGATAGATGCTCCTTTTTCTGAGTCGTAAACATCCCCCCTTACATAAATGTTAACCCTTTGATAAAGGACGCCGTTAACCGTGTCGTTAAACTTCGATGATACCAATTCGGCTCTCTTAATGTAAGTCCGGCTCTCTGCGATATAAAGGGAATCTAACTCAGCCGCCCCCACGCCTGTCTGCGCTCTTCGCCCCATCTCAGAGATTCTCTGTTGCCTCCTTGATATAAGAATGTATTTGTCAAAATCAGGGAACTTGCCTTTCGGGAGGTTGGCCATTTCGGTCCCGAGCTTAGGGCTGGCTGGGCTGTATTCCTCCCTCTTGAATAAATACCTTCTTTCGACTGTTGAAAACTTAAATCCGCTCAGGTTGGCTAAAGAGTGTTCAAAGTTGTAAGTCTCTTGCTTTTCCCTATCGGCTGCATAATGAACAGCAAAGGTGCTTTCCCCTTGGCCTTTTATCGGCTCAATAGAAACAACTTTGTGGTCAGGCCATCTGCTCTGATCGTAATGCTGATCCCCATACTCAATATCAGAATACCTCTTCTGAGAGAAATCCAATATCTCATAAAAGAGAACGTCAGAAATGAGAGGTGTTGGGAAGCTCTTTACCGTTGCTGGGGTCGCCATGCGAAAACCTTACATTAGAACTCTGTATTAGTAAACGGGGGAAGCTGCTGCTCTTACCCGTCGCGCCTCCGATGTTATTAGTGATCCCTCAGAGTGCCATAGGCTCAAAGATAGCGGTATGGCCCTCGATAACGACGCCACAGCCGACAATGGGCTTTTTGTTGAACTTCTTGCCGTAAGCCATAGCTAAAGATTCGTGGTCGCACCCGCATCCTACCTGCATCCCAAATACTCTCGTATGGTGGTTAGCAAAGTAATTGACTCCTGCTTGCGCGTGAAAATGCCCTTGAACCACTGATTTATGCTCGTCTAGCGCATTAAGGAATGCCGCGTTGTTTTGGCCTCCCCGCCCTCGGTCTCCGTGTTGATACAGGACTCCATCAATCTCAACATGCCCGAATCGGTCCACGACGTTCCAGTTTGGAACACCCCATAACTGATTGAAGTCCTTCAGGACGAGGACAGGCAAGCCAGCGTCTGACGCTTGCCTTTCCGAGAGGGCGTCATGGTTGCCGATGAGGTAATCGAGAACGGGGAAGGCTCGGTGAAGTTCCTGAACCTGAACAAGAGCCTTGGCGAACTCTGCTTCTGAGTTTTTTAAGCTGGGAGCTTTAGGGTGATACGAAATGCTCGCCCAATCAACAGCGTCGCCAATGTGGACAACTCTGTCGCAATTGTGCTTTTTCTGAATCCCTTTCAGGAAGTCAATGTATCCACTTAGCATACATGGGGCATGGCAATCCCCGATGACGAGAACTCGACTCTTGCCGTTAGTTGTCGCGGGAACCCGCTTTTTTGCAATGCCTTTAAGTGCTGCCCTGACTGTTGAGCGACTGCATTTGAGGTTCCGGGCTGTCGTTGCCTTGCACTTGGTCTTCTTGAAGTCCTTGAGTATCTCTTCTTGTCTTGGCGTTAGTTTGCTCATATTTGTTTTTTGCTAAGTCAAAGAATACACTCAGACAGCAATCCGTCAACAAAAAAGCCCTTTACTTTTCAATGGGTCTTTCGACCCCTACCGATTAAGGCTTTTCTTCATTTCCTCCACTTTCTCCTCAATGTTCTTGATCTTGTTCAGTGTTACATCCTGACTCCTCTGAATGGACTCAAGAGCGTCTCGCATTCCCTTTGTCTCTGAGATGATTAGCAGCCTATCGTGATTCCTATCAGCGTGGATCTGGCCCTCACCAACATGATCCTCAAGGCCGCTGCTCAACTCAAAGTGCATTTTCTTCATGTGTTCTGCCTCCGCCTTGTGCGTGAACCACGCTCCGATGGTCAGGATTACTGCCATAAGTGGCCCCCACCAAGTCTTAATCAGGGACGCGGTTGCTTCTTTAGCTCTCTGTGTCATTACATTTTCTTTATAACTGTTCTTGTGAGCCTGCCGAAGTCAACGATGCCTCGCTTTTCCATTTCTTTGAATATAGCGGCTACCCCTACTTGTTTCGACCTAGCTGTTGACGACCACTTCCCGTCCGAAATGTATTTCCCCGGTTTCTCAATTGTAGTTGTCGCCCACAAGTAAGGGGACGGCGTTGACTTGTGATACCTGAGATACCCTGTGCCATTATAACGCTCACAAGCGTAAAGCGTGTCGTCCAGTTGGCCCCAATCCACTTTCCCCAGTTTGTCGTAAGTTATCGCGTCAATGGCTGACTCCTCCCAAGTGAAAGGGGGGCTTCCTGCTTTCGGCCTCCCTTTTGGAATCCACTTAGTCCTCCCGTATAAGGATGAACCCTCGTGGAGATGATGACGAAACGATCCGCTTGATTCCATGTTGTGAAGCCCTGACAAAACATACCACGGCACATTTGTTTTGGAGTCAACGAGTTTGTAGCGGTCGATATTCCGCATGATTCGATCCACCACCTTGGCAACTTTGCGCTGCTGGCTAGGCCGAACGTCTGCCTGATCCCACCTGTTTTCTTGCAAAGTCCCGCCATGAGCCTGCGTCAAGCAAGCCACTGAGAGAACGGCGGCAAAGATTCGAGGAAGCATAAGGCTAGAATCCTAGTAACGACTTGAAGCAAAGGACAACAACAGCGTAAGAGACGCCAGTGCAAAACCAATAATGCTTCAGTGCTGGAGTTGTATCTAAGGGCTGCTCTAGGTCCGCCTTCAAAAGCCCTTGCTCTGCGTAACGTGCGGCAGATGGGAATACCAATAGCCGGACCACTGGGGCGACGACAATGATAGACGAGACCAACACGAGCGCATAAAGGAGTTCCGCGAACGGGGTTGACTCACCTAACGAGAGGTAACGAGTAATAACAAGCCCAAGGGCAACAAGAGCAACGCCTTTGTTCCAAAGAAGCTTTCCGAGTGATTTCAAATTTTCTTTCATTTTCTTTATAGTAGTTTTCTGGTGAGGTAAATCCGTGCTGCATTCAGCAGGACCAAGACTACTGTTGCTGAAGCCCACCGAATTGTCCATGCTCGTGATTGGTTCAGCCTTTCTTCCGACTTGACTACCTCGGCGTTCATCTGGGTGATTGCTTTGCTGGAGTAGCTGAGTTTCTCATTGGCGCTCTCGTGCATACTCCTGTAATTGTTTAATTCTGCTTTGACCCCCGCAATATCTAGCTCCATCTCGTGTAAGCTTTTCCTTGCTGATTCTGCCTCAATCACAACGACATCTAGCGATAATTGAAGCAAGACGCTCTCTTTCTGCGCTGCCCGCAGGCTTCCGCCCAGTGCTTTGAGGGCCTCAGAAAGCTCTTTAACTCTCTTAGAGTCAGGGTGTTCCTCAAGGGTTGACTTGGCTATCTCTCGCGCTTTACTTAGCTCCGTCTCCGCTTGTTGTAACCGATCAAGGGACTTCGCTGATTGGATCTTCGCCGCCTGCCCTTTGGCTTTAACATTCTCGATATTGCTCGTAAGTGACGCTGATTGGACCTCACGCGCCCTTGGTGGGGTCGGGAGGGGGCTAGGGGGGTCATACACCCTAGGGGAGCAAGATGCTGTCAGTGCCGTAGCAATGGCCAATAACGTCAATTTCATTATTTCTCTTTGGTTACTTCGGTTTGATGAATGGCTCAACTGTCCCGTCTGGGAACACAAATTTACGTGCAAGTCTCCCGCCTCCCCTCCTCCGTGGGACTTCAGCCACATCGCTCAAGAGCTTCTGTCTAATAGCCCCCATTTCTAGCTGTTCCTTGAGAGTTCTCCTCACTCCTTTCTTTCTCGGATATTTATCCTCCATGTATTTTTGAACAACCGCTAGTTTTTGGTATTGCAGTTCGGCGGCTTCCGCACGGTCCCGCGCTTTACCTCCTTCCACAAGGGCCGACCCTGCCCCGTAAAGAGTGTTTACCGGATCTGCCTGCGACTTCAGCAGCCTCATTCCTACTGACTCTTTTGACATCTGTTCTGTCATCTCTCTCGCCTCTTTCCTAGCCTCTGGGTCAGTCACTAAGTCGAAGGCTTCCTTGGCATCAAGGGCTATGCTCAAAGGTTTAGCCCCAAATTTAAGAGCCTTCCCGAGAGCTTTTTTCCCCAGTCTCTTTTGTTTTACATCGAAGTCTTTGAACCGCGATTCCCTTTTTACATCAGCGGCCAAACTCGCCAAGGATAAAGCCGCTTCAGCCACATCCCCTTTAGTGAGAAAGGGGTCATCAGATTCAGGGATAGGAGCAAGAGGGGCGGGGCTTGGGTCCGGCGCGTCTGATCCGGGGCCGTAAGCCCAAGGCTTTTCCGTTGGGGTTGGCGGGGGCGGGTCCGTGGCCCAAGGCTTTTCCGTTGGGGTTGGCGGGGGCGGGTCCGTGGCCCAAGGCTTTTCCGTTGGGGTTGGCGGATCTGCTGCTTTCTTTTCTGCTGCCTTTTTGCGCCGATGCTCTTTGAGCAGTTCCCTCATCCCCGGAGTAAGCTGTTCCTCGAAATTTGAGGAACGAATATCACTGGGCTTTCTCTTACCTTTCTTGCTCGCTGGCATGGGCTGACTATACGCCTCAGATAAAGATAAATCAACACGGTCTCGCTTGATTGCAAAAAAAGCGCCGAAGCTCACTGGGAGCCTCGGCGCTTAAGTTAAGTTAGTTAGGATTAAGCAACGCCCTCCAAAGCTCCGACAGCGTGACGGATCGTGTAAAGGACATCTGAGTCCTTAGCGACGTTAGACGAAGCGATCTTGCCTTGGAAGAAGCCATGAGCGCCCCAAGGGTTAAGATCAGCGTCTTTCCAAGCGTTGAACTCGTAGTCACCAGAGTAATCCTGATGGCTAAACTTGTAAGCGCCGTCACCAGTATAGGATGGATTAGGAACCTGCGAGCTAAACGCTTTCGGAAGCATCACGTAAGACTCAGTGAATCCGGCAGAGCGGTAAGCACTGTTAATCACGCGGCTAGATCCGCTAGTCGATTGATAGACTTGCTCGTTCCACACACCCGTTCCGGCTGCTCCAGCGGAGTCAGTCGAGTCACCAGTAATGGTGAACTTCTTAGGTGCGATCTCAGGGCAGATCAACCAGCCCTTGAGAGCATAAGTCACTCCAAGCCCCTTCAGAAGCTCGCCAGACATATCGGACTCACGGAGGTCAGTCCGAACCGAGTTCTCAGCAGCGGCTTGCGTCTTGAGCCGCTCGGCAGTGAGCAAGTCACAGACGAGGACACAGACAGGCATTCCGTCAGCCATTGCGGTAGCATACTTACCAGTGGCGTCTTCCTGAAGCATACGCATCTTGATCGACTCAAGGTGCGCCCAAGACAGGGCCTTGGTGTTCTGCTTGTCGGGAGTGTCAATGGTTCCAGCAACATCATAAGTTCCGTTTCCGAAACCGTAAGTGTTCCAGCGGGCGGCGGTGTTCGTCTCGAAGCACTCGTTGGAGTCTCCATTCTCAGTGAACTTGCCGTCAGCCAAAGCGATGAAGCGATTGCCCGAGATACGAGCAAACTCGTCTTGATACATCCGAACCCAATACTCAGTTCCGAGGTCAGTCAGGAGACTGACAATCTCATCGCTTTGCGACTTGGACTCAGCGGCGGCACGAAGACTCTCAATAGAGAAGTTATTCGTCTTGAAGCTCTTTTGCAGGAGCCCGTAGCCACGCTCAGACGGGTTAAACGTAATAACGTCAGCAGGGGGATCGACGTTATTCGTCGCGTTAATCGCGCCACCAGTGGAGTCACCTCCGTAGTTAGCAGTCGAGTTCCCCTTGATCGGCTCAGGATAAGCCGCGTTGTCTCCGTCAATGAATTCAGCGTCCGCGTCAGCAGTGATGCCTACTCGGTCATATTGAATATGCTTCTGGACAAAGCCAGCGTTCTGCTTCCATTCGGAGCGGTTGTCTCGGAAAAGCGCCAGCAACTTGCTGGAGCGGTTCATCTTTCCGTTAATCTTAGTAGAACCAATGATACCAGTATAAGTGGTCCAGAAGTCCGTAATTGCGGATTGTGCCATAGTTTCGTGTCTTTCTAGTTAAGGCTTTGCGGGATCTCCGTCCAAGCCAAAAGACCAGCCGCTGACAGGTTGCCAAGCTCTTAAAACTGGTCTCAGTTGTGGTGCAACGTGCGACGTTGCCTACCAGAAGGGTTATGGCCCCAGCGATCCCAAAGTGAATTTTACCGCTGACCTTTGCTCCAGCGCACATCTTATTTATCAGGATGACAGAAGATTGTAAAGTCCCTTTGTGTGCGCTACTATGTGGTATGCCGTTACCCAAGTCCGTCGAAGTCGGAGGAGTTAAATTCAGAATACAGCGAACCCCTAAAGCTAAGGGCGATGAGGACTTCGGGGAGATCGACACAGATAGGCGCGTGATTTACATTAACCCGTCTGTCTGCAAGACACAGAAAGCGGAGTGGCTCACGCTTAAACACGAAGTGGCTCACGCCGCCCTTCACGTATCAGGCATTGGATACGTCCTTAAGCACAAAGATGAAGAGGCACTGGTGCGAATGCTGGAGCATATAATGATCCCCTCTCTGGAGAAGCTCACTCTCTTGGAACACTCTTAGCGATCATTCTTTTGTATGGGAGAACCGCCCACTCGGGGCAATATACTTGTAGCTTGGCCTCTGGGAATTCTTTGAACACAGCATGCCACCCTTTAGCCCATTTCTCTGCTGGAGCCTTGTTGTCTATGTTGTTCCGATAATACTTTTCTGACTGAGGATAGTGCTTCTCGGTTAGCGTCTCCCTGCTTCCCGTCCATAAGCTATCGAAGCCAATTAGTCTTATATCGCTAAACCCTACCCGTAACGCCCATAGCACTGCGGTCTGCCCAGCGTTCTGTGGGTCTCTATCAATGGTGTCTTGTTTGTCTCTGGGCGGGACTGCACCTATTAGCGAAATCTTTCTAGTGACACCTCTGTTGCTCTCTACATATCTGTATGCTTGAGGGCCAAGAATGACAGGTCGCGTTATGCGCTGCTTCCCAAGCAATATCTCCCCCGCGATTCGAGCGTCCGTCACGACAACTGAGTTGGTATCCTCAGTTAGGTTGCACCCAATGGAGATGCCGTCTGACCAACTGTGATTAGCTCTGCTTGGGCCGTTTCCTACGATGTATATTTTACTCATAGTTCAAGGCCAAGCCCTGCTGTCAGCTTTTCTTTCGTGGTGACTTCCGCGTTGCCTTCTTAGAGGCCACCTTTTTAGGGGCTACTTTCTTAGATGTTACCTTTTTGGGTGGTCGCCCTACTTTACTTCCGTATGTTCCTTTTCCTTGTGGCATAAATAAACCCTATCGAGCGTAGCTCGCTAAGTCAAGATCGCCCTTTGGCCCCAAGTTTTTCCCTTCCCTTTTAATTGATTACAAGAAAGCCCCGCTGAGAGGGTCGGATGAGAGTCTCAGCGGGGCCTCAGTGCGTCCAGCAAGGGGCTTAAAACGGAATATCGTCACCCTCGTCCAGCTCGTCCTTTTCCTTGCGTGGCAGATTGTCGCCCTCGGGGATCGCTGTGCTTCGCTGCTCCTGAATCTGGTCCTGTTTCTGAGACCTCAAATAAGACTGGAACTCCTTATCGGCTTCCTTGGCTTTTTCAAGCTCCTCATCCGAGGGTTCAGAAGCTTTGAGGACCGGGATGTCATACTTGGTAGAGCCTTGCTGCCCCTCGTTTGTGGAGCCATCCCAAGTGACGAGCTTGCCCTCCAGTTGGCCTCCAGCAGATTTCTGGAGGTCAAACCACGCTCCGCTTCCGCTCCCTGAAAGGACAAGGCAAATGGTTCCAGTTTCTCCGTTGTGAAGTTTGCCGATTCCATAGACACAGATGGCGAACTTTCCACCACAACCGCGAACCGTATCCTTGATGTCTTTCCACTTGCCCGAGACGACTGGGGTTCGGGACTTAAATCCATAGTAAACATCAAGGTCTTCGTTCTGGACGTTCTTTACCTCGTTAGCGCGGATTCCTGTGTTTTTTGCGGTGCTGTATCCACGGACGGAATAAAGAGTGTCAAACGGGATGAATTGAAACGACTTGTGCCGGATGTTCTCCTCTTTCTCTTTATCCCACGATTGAATGCGGCCTTCTCCGTGAGCGCCTTTCCACTCAAGAAATTGCTTTACGGGGCTCGATGCTCTTTTTGTAGTTAATGACATTGTATTGCTTTTGTTGTGTTTGTGTTGCCGTCTATCCGTGCTGTCTCTTCGGAGAGCCTTGTAAGCCGCTCTCCGCTAGATCTCTTTATGCTCCTACGCTGATTCCAAAGCTGGACGCAACATCTTCGTGGCTAGGTGCTTTACCTTTAGCGACTGCTGGAGCCGCCGTTCCTTGGCTCAGGTTTACCCCAGAGGCGGCTTGGTCTTTCTTGCCTTTGTCGAGCTTTCTTAACTGCGCCCTCAGTGCTGCATTTTCCTTCAGCAAGGTCGGAGCGTAAGCGGCAGACGCCATAGCGAAAGCTTTGTTCTCTGTTGAAACAGAGTCGAAGTCAGCGGAGTTGGCAAACGCTAGATCTCCTTTGAGTTGCTTTTTATTAGCCTCTGAAACAGGAACCTCTGCATACTTGTCCGTAATCTCTTTAACCTGAAGTCGGTATAGCTTTTGGGATTTAGTTTGGGCTTCCCTTTTGCTTTCTGCTTGCGCTAATTGATTGGCCTCGTGAGTTGACTTAGCATCCTCCAGCATTTCCTGCTGTGATTCGATGGCTTTATTGTAATCTGCCGCCATCAGAGATACTTTCTGCTCGATATGTCGCTTGTATTTCGAGTTTGACTCTCCTGTCTCTTCGTCCTCGTCAGGCATCAATGCGTCAATCTTGTCTGCAAGAATCCTCGGGTTAGTCTCTCCGATTGCTCGGGCGACGGACTTCTCATCTAGCCCGAAAGACTCAGCCAATGACTTCATTTCTTCCGCTATTTTGGCTACAGGCAATTCGTAAGCATTCGCGTAAGCGTCGGATGATTTGACAGCCAGTTCGTAACTGTCCTCAGTTAGCTGCTTATTCAGCAACTCCAGTTCCTCTAAGCGATCCTGCTTCTCTTTCATCTCACTCAGTTGAGATTCTAGCTCTAGCTCTCTGGGCGAGGACGCCGGGGATTTCTTGGCCTCTTTGAGTTGTTGTTTGAGCGACTTCCATTTGGCTCGCTCTTTGTCCTCCATGCCTTCGACCTCGGCCTCGGTCTCTGCGTCAAACGCCTCTTCGTCAAACTTGTCGGGATCAGCTTTCTTTGCCGCTTTGTCGTCGCCTTTGTCGCTGCTTTTGTCGAATCCAAGGTCAGGAACATTGATGTCGTCGCCTTCTCCGCTGGTGTCTTCTCCGCTGGTGTCTTCTCCGCTGGTGTCTTCGTTAGTGTTGACGAGATTCTCTACCGCCGCGTCCTCTTTTGAGGCACTTGGGTCTTCGGCTTTTACCTCATCGACTGCGGGGGCGGCTGTCTGTGACTCATCGGCCTCTTTGCCTTGCGACTTAGCCCATGCTTCTTGAATGTCAAAATCCTTGGCCTGATCTCCCGATGGAGCTTCTGTCTTTTGTTTATTTTCGTCCATGATATTGAGTTGTCGTTATTTTGGAATCTCGCTTACGTCGTTGATTAACCCTCTTGCCCTTGGTTTGGCTGGGACTCTGGTGATTTGTAACTTAGTCTGAATCATTGTGGCTAACCTCAAGAACCCTGACATGACGCTGGCCGTGTGAGCAAGCATATCGTTTGTGTGAACGCCGTCAAGTGTTTTGTTTATGTCCGCTACGGGGGCTTCCCGAAGGCACTCATCAATTAGCCGCTCAATCGCGGGCGCGACCGCCCTGAGAGCATCCTTGTCCTCTTTTGTCATAACTTAAATTACTTGCGGAGCTTGCTGATAATCTCTAGCGATTCCCCTTCTCCGTGTCCCATCCAAAGCACAGCACTTAGTGACTCCGCTTCTGACTTCGCTGACCTTACAGCACGAACGGTAGAGAGTGCAAGACTTATTTCTTCATCATCCATTGCCTCTACATCTGATCCTGTGACCTCCGCATAGAGGTCCAGCGTTTGCTTTGCTATCATGACTTGATTTGACCCCTTTGCTATTGCGGCTTAGGCTGGTGTCCGCGTATTTTACTCGCCGCGAGAGCGCCGTCAATAGCCATCTTTGCTTGGGACTCATTATTCTCGCGAATGATCTTTGCATCTGACTCAGCTTTCTTTAGCTGCTGGTCTAGCTGGAACTTCTCGACTTTCATTTGAGACTCAGTAGCCGCTTCGTTGCGCCTGCTTTCTTGCTCTTCTCCAGCGGCCCCCTGCTGTTGTTGTTGCTCTTCTGCGTCTCGCTGCTCTTTCTCGATAGCTTTCATGCCGTTCATAAAGAATTCTCCGAGTCGCTGCACCTGAGCGGTAATCTCGTTGATGTTTTGCTCGGTCACATCGTTAGGAACGATCATCTCAAGGTGGTTTTGGCAGTGCTTGTAAATCGGCAGGTTCTTTAAGGTGTATTCAGTTAACTCTAGCTCGCCGCTCTCTACGAGATCCTTGGTCGCCATCATTACCTCAAGGTGAACCTCAAGGTGAACCAAATGGTCTTCGCCGTCATTGGGTTCAATCTCAGCGCCGTCTAGCATTTGATTATTCTCTAGCTCCGCAATCTTATCATCGTAGGTCTTCCTTGTCTGGTTCGGTGGCCCAATGTAAGAGTCAGCGGCCTGCTTCCCGGCCCTGTTCAGGATGTAGTCGTAATCATTGTTTTTGCGGCCCTGAGCATCCATTGACCCGTAAGTGTTGGATCGGATGTCTTTCAGCGCGTTCATCTGGTTGGCCTTGCTTCCTCCCCCAAGAACCCTGATCGCCTTCACCCCGCTCCACTGAATCGCGTTAAATATGTCTTCACTTAGCCCGTCCTCCTCAATCAAGAGTCGCTTCATCTCTATGGACTCAGGCGTGTCCTTTTCGTCCCTGAAGATCCTCGCTACCATTTCTGCGTAAATCCTGTCGAGAGGAGGGTAAAACAACGTAATTGATGCGGAGTTCATCGCGTTCATCTCCTCTAGCGTGGCGCTGATGTTGTCTGAGTTTGCCCTCTCCCCAAATGAGTCAACCTCCCCGATGTTGCCTGAGACCTTCCGCAAGGCACTGTCGATAATGCTCATCGCCGGAATCAGGCTTTGGCCAAGATCTCGCGTCTGCTGCTTTTCTGGCATCCTGACCCCCGGAGCGAGAATTGTTCCGAACGCTCCGAACTCGACCAAAGCCGTGTCTTGAAGTTGTTCTGTTCCGTCCACCTCATATTGAGGGAGAGAGTTAAGCTTCGCCGCGTTAAGCAGATCAGTGGTAGAAATGTTTTCTGCGTTACAAAGCTGGTAAATGAAATGTCCCATGCCGCGAACGGTTGCCAAGCGGTTCCCTTTGCCTGACGAGTAAGGGAACACCTGAAACGCCTCGTTCATGCTTTTGTATTTGCTTATTTGCTTCTGAAGGAACTCGCCGTCCTTCTCGGGCGTAGTGAAGAAGCTGACCGATCCGTCTAGCTCCTCCAAGAAAATATAAATTATAGGGATAGGCTTTATGGTGTGACTGACGTATGCCTCGTTAGCCAGAAGATCCTCCTCCAGCTTCTCCCAGTTCTTCCAGTCCCCTCCCTTTGATGTTGCTGCTGAGTGAATCGCTTTCCTCACTGCGACCGCATCCCACCCTTGTTTAGCTGCCTCGCCCTCGTTTCTGATCTTCCTCCACAGATCCCCAACGTGAAGCTCTCTCTTCATGGCAGCAATAGGAATCTGCGAACTGACTGGCTCGCAATTGACCGGGAACTTAATGTCACTGCGTCCCGCGCTTCCTACTTTCCATGAGTTTACGTCCTCGAAGAAAAGAACCCCAGCGCCGTCATCGACAAAGTTACAGCAAAGGTCGTTGAGACGGGTAGCGAAGCAATCCCAATCTCGTAGCATCTCCGAAAACCTAGTGGCTAAATGGCGCTCTGCCTCAGTCTTTTGAGGCCCCGGAATCTTCGTTGACAGCGGGATCGAGACAAGGTTTCTGTCGGACTCAAAGATGTCCATGATCCCTGATGCCGCGTTGCTCGTAATTAGCTTCCCGTGTCCTGTGTTCAGGTTGTATAGTTCCCCTTGTCCTTCTTCCTCTCTCTTTGATTGGCTGTAAGGCGGAACATTGTTAAGTAACTCCTGAACTATTGACCTATTGTATGATCCTACTCGGTCATCATCAACCAGCCCCTTGTAGATCGCTCTGGCTGAGTCCGCGTTCAGAAGCCTAGATTCAGGAACCTCTCCTGTTTCAAGGTCAGGAACCGCAAGTATATCGAGGGCTGATTTACGAAAATTTTCTAACATTAGAATTGAAGTTTTTTAGATGACCTACCAGCAGACATTCCAAATCTTTTGCGAGCCCCTCTGAACTCAGTCTGTGCGCGGCCTATGATAGCCTTTTGCTCTTGAGAATCAAGCAGTCTGTTTTGTATGGCCACATCCAACATTACCACAAATGCGTCCGCTAAGTCAGGGCTCTTCCCTGTTCTTGCTCGCATTCTTGGTTTCGGCTCAACCTTCAGCTTGTGTCCCGATTGTTTTTCATCGTATTCTCGCGCCACAAGCTCCTGTACTACTGAGGCGGGAATGCCTGAGACTTGTCCTGATCGAATATACTGCTTGGGTTGGACCCACAGTTCTGACACCCGATTGCTAAACTCCAGCTTTGTGTCTCCGTTCAGGCTTACCGTCCGGCCTGACGGACTGCCTCCGAACTCGATCTTTTTGACTTTGGGGGACCACTCCATATCGACGATATGGCCAAAAGCAATCCCCGCTCCTGAGTTATCAAAGCCCGCACATTGCGGAGAAATGCCGCGATCTACGGACATGTTCCGCCAATTGATGACGATTTGGTGGCTAGGGGCCATCTCTCTTGTGTCGTCAATGGGAATCTCGTTGATACATGCTACATGGAGCTTCTGCACTCCGTTTACCCTGCCACAGATTGCCTCGATGCTCGGGCTCCTGTCTCCTCCGCTGGTAAACGCGGAATCCAATCCGCAAACTCTAGTTAGCTGGTCTGGGTTGTCCCACTTGGGCTCATCGGTTCCTGACGCGCTCATTAGCTCGGACTCAGAATAAATGGCGTTAGGCGACTTGTCAGAACACCACATAGCTCTATACATCCGATAATAATATCGGGAAGTCGCCGTGTATGTCTCTTTTGCCGCATCCATGACTGGCTGTGATGGCATCCAAAAGCACTTAGGGGATTTTTTCGCTCTGTCCTTAGCGTCCCAGTTTTGCTCTTCTTTGATCCTTGGGGACTTCTCTGCATCAAGCCTGATGACCTTGCCTCGCTGAGTGAGCCATGAATCAGGTTCGTGCGCCACAGAGTTCCACCCGTCTTTTGGCTCACAGAACTTCCCAAACGGGTCAAGTTTCAGATTCGGGTTCCCGAGTGCTATCATTTGAAACTTCGGGTTGTTAATCAGGTTGGTATAAGCAACGGTCAGCAAGTTAGCGGAAAGGTCAGGAAGCTCGTCAGCAATCAATAAACAGAGCCCCCCTCCCGGCGCTAACGCCCCCGCAAGAACTCGCGCTACAACGTCCGGGTCAGTTGACAAAGCCGTGTTAGACGGAGCTTTTGCTCCCATTACTTTTGACGTAGCTTCCTCTCCTTTTTGTTTGTCAGCGGCCACAAGCCTGAGTCCTGACGCATCTGTGATCTCCCCTTGAGCGCCTAACCCTCGGATAACGCATTTGGAGTGAACTGATTTGCCGGGAGCGACCGTCCCTTTCTGCCCGAAGTAATGCTCTACTTGGGACCAGTATTCCTTAACCGCCTTCCAGATCCGACCTTTGGCCATCTCGATTGTGGTCGATGTCAGGAGGCATAGCGTCTCGGTCGGGGCGCTGAGATACATGATAATAGCATATAACCCGTAGCAGTCGCTTTTCCCTCCTGATGATGCTCCCGCCACCCCTAAGAATCTTTTTGGCTCCCGATTGGCTAGTGCCTCACGGACCATGAGTTCACCCCAGTCGTTCCAGATGTGGTGACGGGTTGAGTCTTTGTTGTTGAAAATGATGTCAACCGCGTTTTTATAGTGCGAAAAAGAATCAAGCCTCCCGTCCTCCCAGTCGCCACGCGGGTCATGCCTCAAGCAGAATAGCTCAATATCAAGCGCACTTACGTTTGCTGGCCACTTCCGATTGTATTTCGTAATAGCGATCATTCGTTCTAACACCTGCCTAACAGCTTGTCCAGCCTCAGCCCGCCCAGCTATGTTGATCGCCACAGCGGATAAAAGCTCTTGACAGAATGGACTCACCCGTGAGAGGTTCGCCTTGGCGGGCCGATAGCCCCGTGGCTCACTGGTTGATTTCGTGCTGAACAAGTCGGGACCAGTGATCCCTCTGTAGGTAGCCCCTACGGTAGAGGGACAATCCAAATCTCAGCCAGTTAGCACTGGGGGGCGCGGATCAACTAGCTTGATGAGAGCTAGGATTGGATACTCAAAAGGTATTTACGGTTGATCTTGTTTCATGCGGACGACCGAGACTCGGTTTCACTTGATTAGCTCTCCTTTCCTCCCTTGCGGGGGGAAGGGGGGCTGTTTCACGAACTTCTCTCGATCTGGTTTCACTTCGTTTCCTTTACTTCAAAAGAGCATTGAGACAAAAGAAAAATAACTCAGAAATGTCTTGCTGTTTGATGCTGTTGCTGCATAATCTTCATTGAAGCAAATCAAAAACAAAGACTTTGAGACAGTGGTGTAACGGCAGCACAAACGCCCCAAGCGTTGTGTTAGCGACTAATCAGTATGGTAAAAAGGTGGAGGTTCGATTCCTTCCTGTCTCATAATTATCATCAACTACCACAACCAATGACACTAACCAATACACAGCTACTAGAGTTTGCAAAGACCCTAGACTCAGACGAAATCATCTACATCAACTGCCCCTACACATGACTAGCAGCCCGAGCAGCCACTCAGTTGAGCGGCAAGGAGCATTACATGGATGGTTGGGAAGTGTTTAATCCCCTGTTTTGGCAGTCATCTGAAGACCTAGACGACCGCTTTACAGCGGTTACAGACGGTTACGCAAAGTGGAGTGAAGAGCATTGCAACTCTGAACTAGACGAACCTAGAGTCGAAGAAATCATCGGCGCGTTAGAGAACTTAATTGAGGGAGGAGAAAAATGAAACCCTCTTTTTGAATTGCGGAAAATAATTCAGAAATGTCTTGCTGTTTGATGCTGTTGCTGCATAATCTTCATCTGAGAGGCAACAACCACTCTAAGCATAATCTATCTGACGGCTGGTAGCCGTCTCTTACCGTCCCCTTGGTGGAGCGTAAATCCTAAGAAACATTCCACAAGGACATTTACGGAGCCTTGGCGTTCCACAAAAAAATCATGCAAAAAGCAAAATTACAACCAACTCACCCTCTTCCCGATGTCGTCCAGACCGCATTTGTCTTTGCGGCCCGATACGTCCACCACCGAGACACGGGCGGCACATTGGCTGTTTGCCGCGCCTTGGCCTCTGTCTGGCCCGAACTGTCAGAGAATACCCGTGAGCAAATCCTCAGGGAGAGCTATGAGGCGACAACCAATCTCCATGAGTGGAGAGAGTTTCGCGGAGATGACGAAGAGAACGCCAACTGTGATGCCGCCCCGTAGGGGTCGGGCATCCGCGACTTGTTCTCCATTTTAATTGATTACTACAATGAACAACAACCAAGAACTAAACGAGAAACTAGCCGCCCTCTGTGGGTGGAAATCACCTGACCACCCCGACTGCAAGGCGGCAACGGAAGGATGGGCTACGGGAGACAAGTGGTGGATCGACCCCGAAGGAATGCAGCGCATGTGCCACGATATTCCCAAATACTGCGATGACCTCAACGCCACGCGAAAGGCAGAGGCATTGCTAGACTATGATGGGCAAGTCGCATTCATTACTGCGCTCTGTCCATTAGTGGGTCTGACGGGTGAAGGCAAATACTGGTATGACTTGGAGTGCCATGAGGCTTGGAGGGTGGCAAACGCCACGGCGAGGCAACGCGTGGAGGCTCTTCTTGTTGCTTTGGAGAACGGTCCATGTCCTGCCACCGAGCATGGCGAGGTTGGTAGCGACTGATTGTTCTCCATTTTTGATATGAGACTCACGATACGACACCGAATCAGGATTGCATGGGAGGCATTGACCAGTCGAAGCGGTCACGCCCACCCTTCGCAAGAGAAGCAGCTTTCGACATTTCAAAGAGGATACGATGCGGGGATGAAGGATGCCGAGCTTTCAAGAAAACAACTCAGGGAAGACGCAGACCTTGCAGACATGGGGCGTCCACTCAAATTCCAATACCATGAAAACGCACAAAGGTAAAACCTACTACTACGCCAAAGAGCCGAAGCGGTGGACTTGCATTGAAGCGACTGATGGCGAGAACGGTCAATCAACATTCGTCAGCGAGGATGGCGAAGAGGCGAAGTTCTATAATCACGACATGCACCTAACGTGCGAGAAACGCATCGCTTCAACGCTTATCGCTCTCCTTCCTCATGGAACCTACAACATCGGGATCTCGCTGGAACACACCCTATACGGGGACTCCAACGACTCTGCCGACTGGTGGAGAGTGGCTGTGCCGCTGCCGAGGCCAAGGGGAAACTGGAAAGCGATACACGAAGCCCGAACGGATGAAGGGGTGGCTCTCACGCTGGCTGACCAGTATTAAGCAGAACTCATGAATACGAAAAACCAATTTGAAGCACAAAGAAAAGCCTTGGAGTTCCAAGAAATGTATTACCCAAGCGATTGCTTGCTTAAGCAACGCGCTCAAAGCGAGGCCATAAGGTTCGCGTTCGCGCAGGGCTTTGAGATGGCGCAGAGATTAATGCAGGAACGCTTAGACGAAATGAAGGAAGACTTAGACTTCGCCAACGGAAAGGGCTGCAATTTTACTGGATAACGCACAAGATCATGGATAGATGCCCACCAGAAACTATTGAAAGCACGGATAGCGCCACCGGGCAGCTATTCCATGCATCGCCTTGTTCTGCTCCGTTAGTTATCCATTTTTATATTTTATGAGCCTAGAAAACGACAACTACAACCTAGCCAACATGCTAACCAAAGCAGAGAATGAGCTAGAATCACTTAGGGTGGTATCTCAACAGATGGCGATGGTCTTGGGGTCATGTATTTATGACCGCGACCCATGGGCGCACGTTGACTCAAAAAGAACGGAGGCAGCAAACAACGCTTGGCGCGATCACCTGCACAAATTCCCCTTGGATAACGGAAAGGTGAATCATGACTGAAACGACGAAGGAGTGTAAGGAATTGAATCAACCGCCTTGTTATGTGGTGGTCGAGGAAGATAGGGGAATGGGTGCTACCGTGGAGGCCGTCTTTTTGGATAAGGAGCAGGCGGAAGCTTTGGCAAACACTAGCTCTCATCTGTATGTTGAAGAGTCTGTGCTTTGTTCACATAACGCATGAGTGATGCCACCACAACGAGCGAAGCGAGGCAGGGGTTGGAATCCACGCCTTGTTCGCTGACCGCATTTATCTCCTGCGCTTTCATTTTGGCGGGAATCTCCGCCGTGATCATGATTGTCGGGCTTGCCGTATGGCTACCCGTCGAGATCGAAAAAGACGGCGAAACCATCAAAGAACGAAACGACCTTTTTCACAAATAGACCCCTCGATATGTTCCCGAAATACGTTTCGGCAACATTTGTAAGTCACTGAAAACCAACAATATGAAAAAGAAATTAAACGCTAGTGGCGTTTCGATGCCTGCCCGTGTTCGCCCCCCCGTTGAAATTATGGGGCAGCTTCGGAAAATGGAGGGCGAATTACACCACAGCGATCTGACCATGAGCAATCAAGATAGGATGGCTGGTGAGAGGATGGCGCATGAAATTGGCGACCTCTACATCGACCGCTTCAACGAGACACCTGTGGCCCAATGGTCAAAGGTTATGAGGGCATTACGCGCCCACGGATTCGAGATTTCTTTGCAGAACACCAACCACACAACATAAAAACATGCAATTACTAAACGGAGACTGCCTAGAGCAGATGAAAGCATTACCAGATAACAGCGTGGACAGCATTGTAACTGACCCACCCTACGGGATTAGCTTCATGGCTAAGAAGTGGGATTATGACGTTCCCAAGGTCGAGGTCTGGCAAGAAGCCATGCGAGTGCTGAAGCCCGGAGGCCATGCTTTGATCGCTTGCGGCACTCGGACGCAACACCGAATGGTGGTGAACATCGAGGACGCTGGCTTTGAGATACGTGATGTGGTGAGTTGGATTTATGGGAGCGGATTCCCGAAGAGCCTGAATATCAGTAAGGCGATTGATAAGTCTGCTGGGGCAGAGCGTGAGGTCGTGGGCGTAAGTTCAAACAGTCGAGATAGGAGTAAGCACGTTGTCCATGCAATGAATGAAATACCTAACAAACCGATCAACATTACAGCCCCCGCAACCGAATCCGCCAAGCAATGGGACGGCTGGGGAACAGCCCTAAAACCAGCCTGTGAGTTCTTCACGCTTGCCCGTAAGCCTCTCTCGGAAAAGACGGTGGCCGCTAATGTCCTCAAGTGGGGAACAGGCGGGATTAACATTGATGGGTGTCGGGTGGGTACAGAGGTGCTTACTAATCAGGAGGGCATGTCCCGTTGGAATAACTATAGGCACGGAGACAATAAGTATCCATGTGACGTTCCAGCTACCGAGGTCACAGGTCGCTTCCCCGCCAACCTTATCCACTCAGGCGAGCAGGAGGTGATGGACTTGTTTCCGGAGACGAAGCCAAGTAAGAGGGCTGCGCGTGGTGGCACTAACGCAAACCCGATGGACTGGGGAAATGCACGGAGCGATGGCGACATTCCAAAGGGTCACAACGACAACGGAGGCTCAGCAGCCCGCTTCTTCTACTGCGCCAAGGCAAGCAAGAAGGATCGCGACGAGGGGCTTGAGGGTTTTGAGGAGAAGCAGACAACTTTTTCGGAAGGGACAAGACTATCAAAAAACGGCGATGGAACACCAAGGAATCAGAAGCCGAGTAATCGTAACAATCACCCAACAGTCAAACCCACAGCCCTTATGCAATACCTATGTCGCCTCATCACCCCTACGGGTGGCGTTGTCCTAGACCCTTATATGGGTAGCGGCAGCACGGGGAAGGCAGCAGTAAAAGAGGGCTTCGATTTTGTGGGAATTGAGCTTAACCCTGATTATTTCAATATCGCAAAGTCACGCATCGCATCAAGCAA